TATCAGAAGTGCTCATAAGTATATCGGGAGGCTACACAAAGTCATACAGATCGGTTGACACAATGCTATCCCTGAATTGAGACGGAGACATGGCCAAAAACAATACTGAGTTTGAAAAACTAAAACCAGCCAATCGAAAAATAACCCTAACGCAGCAGCAGTTTATAGAATTGGCAGCCTGCCAAAAAGACCCATTGTATTTCATGGAAAATTTCATGAACATACAGCATCCTACCAAAGGAAAGATGAGGTTTGAGGCCTACGAATTCCAAAAGGAGTTGGTATACAACTATTGGAAAAATCGCAACACAATCGCTATGATTCCGCGCCAAAGCGGTAAGACAACAACAGCAGCAGGTTATTTGCTCTGGTATGCCATGTACAATGACGATGTTACGGTACTGATAGCGGCCAACAAGTTCAAAGCAGCAAATGAAATCATGATGCGTATAAAATATGCATACGAGGAGATGCCTGATCACATACGGGCAGGAGTTACTGAATACAACGTGACCAGCATCCGGTTTGATAACGGATCCAGGATCGTGGCGAACACCACCACTCCAGACAGCGGTCGTGGCATGTCAATCAGCTTGCTATATCTGGATGAGTTTGCATTCGTGCGTCCTACCGTGGCGGTTGAGTTCTGGACAGCAATGGCCCCGACACTGGCAACAGGCGGCAAATGCATAATAACATCAACACCCGCCAGCGATGAGGACATGTTTGCTGAATTGTGGTTTGGTGCAATAAACACAGTGGATAGCAATGGTAATGAAATACCCAACGGTGTTGGAGTAAACGGATTCAAAGGGTTCACAGCACACTACAGCGATGTACCTGGCAGGGATGAAAAATGGGCTGAAATAGAACGTGCAAAAATAGGCGCTGAGCGATTCCAACGTGAATATGAATGCCAGTTTGCGGGCGAGGAAAGCACGCTGATCAGCAGCTTGACCTTGCAAAGGCTGCGCGGCATTGATCCTTTGTTCAAAACGGCGGAAGTGCGCTGGTATCAAAAAATAGCACTAGACAAGACATATTTGGTTAGCCTTGATCCTAGCGCGGGTGTTGGTAAGGATCCAGCCTGCATACAGGTGTATAGCTTGCCGGACATGTGCCAGGTTGCGGAGTGGAACAGCAATAGGACCAGCATACCAAATCAGGTCCGCACCATGCAGATGATCATCAATACCCTCTACAATGAGTGTAAAAAACAAGGTTATAAAGGCGAACCTGATATATACTTTACATTTGAAAACAACACATGGGGCGAAGCAGCCATGCAATCAATAGCCGACATTGGAGAAGAAAACTTCATGGCGCAGTTGTTGAATGAACCTCGTAGGACTGGATTGGTAAGATACAGAAAAGGGTTGAATACCAATGGCAGAAGCAAAGCAAACGCTTGCAGCAAACTCAAGAGCCTAATAGAAAGCAACAAACTCACGGTCAGCAGCAAATTGCTCATAAAACAGCTGAAGTTTTTTACAAGCCATGGTGACAGCTTTGCGGCCAAGCAGGGCGAACACGATGACTGCGTCATGAGCACGATACTTTGTGTTCGAATGATGCAGATGGTTACAAACTGGGACGATCGTGTAGGCGAACTACTCAAGGATGTGTTTGACAACAGTGATGGCGAGCAAAGGGATCCGTTGCCTTTCTCCGTGATGATCAACTAAATACCGTATCCATTTGCGGAGAATACCATGAGTTACAACTGGTCAATTGTGACAGATAAACTGTACGGAATCTTAAAGGGTTCCTGCAAGAGCCTGTCCATGTATGACGCTAAAGGTAATGAAACAATCGATCCTGATAAGGCCACTCGGTTCTTTGCCACATTTTCAAGCCATGATCCAGAACTAGACGATTTCTCAATACTGGTCGCTATACACGATCAAGGGCAAACAAGCTTTATCAACATTAAGACGCCTAAATTGGCCAATGATATGGATTTCAAACATGTTCATCAGATAAGAAATCACATACGCAAGGCCATCGGCCAAAAAGAAGGCATCAAGGTAAGCTGGCAGGTATTCGACAAAGAAATAGACCCACGGGAGGAAGCAGTGAACAACATCAAGGAAAGCAAGGATGTGAGCAAGTGGTTTGGTACCACTAAAAGCTCCTTCCAGCGCATTGGCGAAGCCAAGCTAATCATCAGACATAGCGATTCAATAAACGAAGAAAAGCTCGGTGCTCGCACCCGCCATATTCGGGCCTTATTTGTTGAAAATAAACTGGGGGAAAGATTTTCCTATCCACACCTGCACATGGCTGGTGCTCGCGCGTTTGCAAGGCATATCAGCAATGGTGGTACAAATCATGATGCAATAGCCGAAAGCATACTGGCGTTGAGCTCAGATTACATGAGCTTACGCAGGGCAGCACACACCATGCGGCAGAATCAGATCATATCAGAATGGATAGTGGCTGTTAGAGAAAGCATGGACGGTATCAATCAAAGGCTCAAGAAACTGCACGGGCCGAAGGGCTACCAAAATGCAGAATCAATTTTGTCCAGCCAGCCAATGGTACTGGACGAACATGCAACAAACAGCACATGGCAAAAATTAGCTGAAGGCTGTGCCTGTGGCCAAGAAGACCCTGGATACAATGACCTAGGTGTGGCGGCCAAATATCTTGGCAGCATTGATAACCAATCGGGTCCTATAACTTTTAGCTGGACCCGGAAACCAAACATGGATGCCGTGCCTGCAGATCGCAAAATGCTGGAACAACTGCACTGGCAAATAAGTGAACTTGCGGATGCGTGTGCGGATGAACGTGCATCAGCCCGGCTAGCAGAAGTTGCCAGCATGATTGCGGCAAACATCAAACCTACGCAGGAAGATATTGAATTGGTTCGTGAGGCCATTGCCAGCAGCATGACCTATACGGAAGATCAGACCATGATTCCTGAGGAGGCAGAACTGGACAACTTCCTCAATGAGTTTGCGCCAGAAGCTATATTTTCCGAATCTGATCAAGTATCACAGTTTATAGTCGGCGACAAGGTAAAACATAAAACTCAACAACTGGGAGTAGGTACGATTGTCGCCGATCCTGAGGGAGATGAGTATCCTGTAAAGTTTGGTAATGATCCAGAAGTTTATTATACTCCGGCCGAAGATTTAGATCTGGTTGAGACTGTTGCAAAAGCTGATACAAACCATTACAGTGCCGAAAGCTTGGCCGATGCAAATTATGGTGATACGGCAGACATTACTGAAAATTATGACAGGTTAAAGACCCTTAAAAAAATGATAGCCGACATTGAGCGCAAAGAAAAACAGCTCCCGCCTGGCATATCAGCAGAAAGAAAGAAACTAGCCGTTGCCAAAGAAAAATTAGCAAAGGAACACCACAGATTATTCGTTTCACAATTTGGCCACAGATCGCACGATGATGGCGATAGCTTGGCGGAAGAGGATCGTGGTGAACCTACAAAAGATGACATAATATGGTGCTCAAACTGTGGCGAAAGATTTCATGGAAATGGACGTAAACATGGATTCAGCCATTGCGAGAATCACAAAGGGTTTAAGATGATATATGAAACCCTTGTGACAGCTGATGAAAATGTCGACGAAGGCGATGCGTACGGTGTTGCACAAAAGGACCGGGAACGCAAAGAAGAAATTGCGTACAACAAGGAGCAGCGTGCAAAACGCTGGAACTTTGGCGAACCTGTAAAAGACGACACGGCTGCTGACAGCGATTTAGAAGAGGATGCAGCCGATGAAAATATAAACGAAGGTTGGTCAGTAGCCAAACCTATTGACACAGATAGATATCAATCTCGAGCTGGACTGGAAGGACCATTCATGACCAAGGTTGGTAAAGTGGTATATTACGATCCAAAAGAAGGCAAGTATTACGATCCTGACAGTGACTTCTATATCGATTATGATGATTACGCTGCAATGAATGAAGAAAGTTCTGTTGGCACTGATGACCAAGGTGAATCTGCCATGCTAGAACGCATCAAAAATCTAGCAGGGCTGTAAAAAATCCGGTCGAAAGACCGGATTTTTTTTATCATCTTTAAATTTGTGTTGTCCATTTGGTATAAATACTATTGTCAACAGTGAGACAGAACGATGGCTCACTGTTGTCTTATACCATTAATTAGGCACATAAAGGAGGCACACACAATGGCATTAACTTTAAAAGAAATACAAGCCAAGCTACTAGCCCAGCAGGCTAACAAAGACCGCGCTAAAAATGGCAGCGGGTTCGGCGGTGATAACGCCATATATCCATTCTGGAACAATCCCGAGGGTTCAAGCGCAACAATGCGATTCCTACCTGACGGCGACGAAACAAATGATTTTTTCTGGCTAGAACGCCTCATCATCAAGCTACCATTCCCAGGAGTCAAAGGCGACCCCATGGGCAAGCCAGTTGAGGTGCAGGTACCTTGCACGGATATGTGGAAGGCCAATTCCTGTCCTATTACAGCAGAAATCCGTCCTTGGTGGAAGGACAAGAGTCTCGAAGACATGGCTCGAAAGTATTACAAGAAAAAGAGCTATCTATTCCAAGGATTTGTCACTTCAAATCCAAATAAGGATGATCAAGAACCCGCCAATCCAATCCGTAGATTTATCATCAATCCGTCTGTGTTTGATGTCATTAAGTCAATCCTAATGGATCAGGATCTTGAAAATAGTCCAACTGATTACGATGCTGGCCGCGATTTTTATCTCCTAAAGACCGCCAAAGGAGGATATGCAAACTATGCCAGCAGCAAGTGGGCCATGAAAGAACGTCCGCTAACTGACGACGAGCGTAATGCGATTGCACAGCACGGTCTGTGGAATCTTTCTAGTTTCCTTCCTAAGAAGCCAGACGATGCGCATCTAAATGCAATCATGGAGCTTTTTACAGCAAGCGTGAACGAAGAGCTTTATGACGTCGATCGCTGGGGTCAGTTTTACCGTCCTAACGGTATGCGTCTTGATAGCAATGGATCTGAGAACGATTCAAGCGATGCTACAACCAATGTTACCACGGTTGCAGCACCAAAGGTCACCGCAAGCTCAATCCTTAATCGGTTGCCATCAAAGCCTGCGGCTAGCGAAGAAACTTCGCCACCGTGGGATGAGCCGGCTACCCCGGCAGCTACAACCGTAACAGCAGACAAGCCAAAGATGCAGTCACCTGATGACATTATTGCTGCAATACGTCGTCGTCAGCAGCAAAAGTAATTAGACAAAAAACAGGGGGAGGACCAAAATCCTCCCCAGTCTTTTTAGGCAGATACCATCTGCCAACAGCATTGTATTGACAGGAGTATAAGAACATGCGGCCATTTGACCTCAGTAAGTTTAGAAAGGATTTAACGAAAAGCATTCCCGGTATTTCGTTAGGTTTCCATGATCCAAAACATTGGATTGATTCGGGAAATTATGCATTAAATTATGGCATCTCGGGTAATTTCCGCAGAGGAATTCCTCTAGGTAAGGTTACCATGTTTGCAGGACAAAGTGGTAGTGGCAAGAGCTACATTTGTTCTGGTAACCTGGTACGAAATGCACAAAAGCAGGGTATATTTGTCGTATTGATCGACACTGAAAACGCACTAGACGAGAATTGGCTAAAACCCCTAGGAGTGGACACAAGCGACGACAAGCTGCTCAAGGTCAACATGGCAATGATTGACGACGTTGCACGTCTAATGAGCGATTTCATGAAGGACTATAAGACAAGATTTGACAATGTCGACGAAAAAGATCGCCCAAAGGTATTGTTTGTGCTTGATAGCTTGGGAATGTTGCTTACACCAACGGACGTTAATCAGTTCCAATCTGGCGACCTAAAAGGAGATATGGGCCGCAAGCCAAAGGCACTTGCAGCTTTGGTTCGAAATTGCGTGAACATGTTTGGTGAGTATGATGTGGGCATGGTGGTGACAAACCATAGCTACGCAAGCCAAGACATGTTTGATCCCGACGATAAGATCTCTGGAGGTTGTTTAACAGCCGGCCACAAAATCTGGATGGCAGATGGTTCATATAAAAATATTGAAGATATTCAGAAAGGCGATGTTGTTGTTACATTAGATGGTGATATTGATGTTTCGGAAACTTTTACATTTGATGACAAAGAAGTAATCGAAATTGAATTGGAAACTGGTGAAATAATTCAGGCCACTAACGAACATAAGTTTTTAACGCAACAGTCTGATAATCAATTGGTATGGAAAACTGTAGCAGAATTGTCTGAAAATGATGAAATATTACAAGTTGTTTAACTAATAATCCTTGCCCTCCAGTAATTTGCTAAATACCCTACACAAATTACCGGAGGGCAAGCCACATGAAACCATGTGTTGAATGCGGAAAAATGATAAGAAAAAAAGATAGTATAATGACTATACAATATGTATGTTCATCATTGTGCAAAACCAACAGAAAGTTAAAACAGCCTAAAAAAATTAGTCAAACTTCAGCTGAATATTGGCTCAAAAAAGGATTGTCATTGCAAGAATCACAAGAAAAAATATCCCAACTTCAGAAATCACGGAGTCCGCGTAGCGTTGATTATTGGATAAAGAAGGGATACACTATGGAAAATGCTATAAAGCAAGTTTCCATAATGCAACGTGCTAATAGCCAACTGAGATTAGAAAAATATGATACGGCTGAAAGAAAACGTAGGTCTCCATTTTGCAAAGAATATTGGATGGAACAAGGAATAAGTGAGGAAGAGGCTAAATCATACATTATGCAACGTTCTGATAATATGTCTTTGCAATATTTTATATCAAAATTTGGAGAAACTGAGGGAACTTTGAAATATAATGCTCTATGTGAATCGAGAAAAATAAATTATACACTAGATGGGTATATTAACAATCACGGGGACGAAGCAGGACGAAAGTTATGGTCTAAAAAATTTAAAAATAGACATAATTCTAAAAAGGCAAATAATTTTTTTCTAGAATTAAGCAATATATTTACTGGCTGCAAAATTTATAGTGCCTGCAATGAAAACGGTGAATATGGAATTTTAGATTCAAATTTCAATTGTTATTATTTTTTCGATTTTGTTGTCCCGGAATATAATCTTTGTGTTGAATTTTATGGAGATTATTGGCATTGTAATCCAAAGAAATATAATTCTGAATACTTACATAAACAAACAAATTTAACTGCACAAGAAATATGGGACAGAGATAAAAACAAACAACAGTGTATGTTGAATACCAGAGGGTATCATACTATAGTAGTTTGGGAATCAGATAACATGCTAGAATCAATTAAAATGATAAAGGAGTATATCAAAAATGTCGCTACAAAAAATCAAAATTAAAAGTAAAAAAAATATAGGTATCAAAAAAGTATATGATATATCAGTGCCTGTTGCACATCATTATCTATTAGATAGCGGCGTAGTCAGTCATAACTCAGGTTTCATTTATGCATCATCAATCGTGGTTGCAATGCAAAAGCGCAAGCTCAAGGAAGACGAAGACGGAAAGAAAGTAACCGACGTTCGTGGTATTCGCGCTGCTTGCAAGATCATGAAGACCAGGTACAACAAGCCCTTTGAAAATGTCGAGATCAAGATACCCTGGGATTCCGGAATGGACCCTTACAGCGGGCTGATTGACTTGTTTGAAAAGAAGGGTGCGCTTGTAAAGGACAGCACAAAGCTAAAATATGTTGACAGATCCGGCAAAGAACATAAGTATTTCAAGAATTCCATTCCTGATAGTCTTCTTGATTTGATTATGGAGGAATGGGACGAAACAAAACTATC